GATCGCTTTAGAGGGGCGCATTCAAACAGGAAGCTATGACGACAAAGATGGAAAAAAGGTTTACACAACGGATGTAATCGTAAATCATCACTCTTTCTGCGAGAGTGCAGGAAATGCACCTTCAAAATCCATCACCACGGATGAGAACGGCTTTATGTCGATTCCCGACGGACTGGAAGATGACGGACTACCGTTTAACTAATTTAACAAGTGTAAACCAATAGTTGATAGTTCAAAAAGAAAGGGGCAGGGTTGGCGCCGCAATACTATAGTTCCCCTTTTGAGGCATGAAAAAATTAACGGTAAATGAATTGTTTGCAGGGATCGGAGCATTCCGAAAGGCATTAATCAATCAAAATATCCCGCATGAAATTGTTGGGATAAGCGAGATAGACAAGTATGCGATTAAGTCATACGAAGCGATGTACGGAGAAACGAGGAACTACGGGGATATAAGCAAGATAGAACGACTGGACTATGCGGATCTATGGACTTATGGCTTTCCTTGTCAAGATATATCCTTGGCCGGAGATATGAAAGGTATAGTCAAGGGAGAGACGAGAAGCGGTCTGCTCCATGAGGTGGAAAGGCTTTTGGAAGTGGCGAAGGAAGAAGGTACGCTGCCTAAGTTCTTGATAATGGAGAATGTGAAAAATCTTGTGTCAAAGAAGTTTATAGGGGATTTCCAAAGATGGATAGACAAGCTTTCTGACCTTGGTTATACGACTGAGTGGAAAGTGCTTATAGCTTCTGATTATGGGATTCCACAGAGAAGAGAACGAGTGTTTGCAGTATCTGTAAGAAAGGATAGGGGGGGTACAGCTTCCCGGAACCTATGCCGCTTGAAAAGAAATTCAGAGATTTATTGGAGGAAGAAGTAGAGGAAAAGTATTTCCTAAAATCGGAAACATTTGAATATCTAAAAAGCCACTCTGAAGAGTGCAAAGGAAAAGGTTATGGGTTTCGGTTTTCTCCTGTCGTAAGAGATGAATGTGAGATTGCAAAAACAATTACTACAGAGATTGGAAAGATAAGAATGGATGATAATTTCATTCAGGAAAAGACTTGTAAGCAAGTAGGGAAGCTTGTGGGGGACAAGTGGAAAACGCAACATGAACGATCGAGCCGTGTATGGGGAACTGATTCGCTTTGTCCAACTCTAACAACTTGTACCGGTGGGTGGCAAGAGGTAAAAATCATTGTTCCGGAAGCCACAAAGAAAGGCTATGCCGTAGCAGAAAAGGGCGATTCTATAGATATAGCCTATATCAATCAAAACAAGCGCAGGGCACGGGTTGACAAAGAACGGGCACACACGATAACCACTTCCCCGCAGATTGGAACGCTTACGAATCATGGCGTGCGGAAATTAACGCCTAGAGAGTGCTGGCGACTTATGGGATTTACTGATAGTGATTTTGATAAGGCACGGGCGGTTTGTAGTGACACACAACTTTATAAGCAGGCAGGAAATAGTATTGTGGTAAATGTTCTTGAGGAGATACTAAAGAAACTTGTCCGAATTAATTGATTGCGGAAGGAGAAACAAGAGAAGTTTTCAAGAGTTCAAGTGGCTGTCAACGCCATTCACAGAGGAAGAAGCAAAGGCCGTGAAGAAGGCTTTTGAGCAAGTGTCTTTGAGAGAACCGCTATTCATGGAGGACGAGTGGAAGTGGAGCAAAGAAAAGACTCTTGATTGGTGGAGAAGAAAAGAGGTGCAAGCCAATGAGAAACTACAATGAATTTAAGGACTATTTGAAGCAGAGAACTGACACTTCGAACAACGACTTCCGCAGAAGATGCCTTGTTGAATGCTTGGATGACTATATGGATGAACTTTTAGACCGTAGAAACATCCACGAATCCGATAGCGAAGAGTACAGGAAGCTTGAAAAGCGAAGGGTAGAACTTAGTAAGCTGATTGAGGTTATAAGCGAGGAAAGGCGACTGGCGAAGCTATACAAAATGCCTTGATAAAAACAAGGAATCGAGGTGGGGGTAAATGAAAAAAAGAATGCGATATATTTGCGAAATGTGTGGAACTGGATATTCCACAAAGGAAGAGGCAGAAGGATGTGAAGCATTACACGAGAAGAATGTAAAACTTACTAAGTTTGAGTATGTGTATGGCATGGTAATGCCTAAGTATGTGTATGTTGAAAATGCGGATGGAACAATTAAAGCGAGATATAACTTAATCGGAATCATGGATTCACGCAATACAGGCAAGAACTAAAGAGGTGGAAGAATGAAAAAAAATAGAGACGTATCAATGCGAGCTATGCGGAACGGAATATAAAGACAAGAAACAAGCGCAAGCGTGTGAACGAGGACACAAGAAAAATCTTAGAGTAGCGGGAAAAGAATATAGCGAAAACGATAAATATGGATTTCCTGAATTTGTTACAGTGGCGAGTGAAGAACCTTCTCTTTCGGCCGTGTATCAATATAGCAGACTGACGGATGAAAGTTTTTATGGGGGTAATCATGAATGAGAATATAAAAGACCTTTTAAGATTGATAGAAGAACATCCCGATTTACCCGTTATCCCTGTAGTGGGGCAAGATATAGTCGCTGACTGTACAGGCGAATGGGTGGCAAGTTTCGGGAAAGCGGAAGTAAAGAAGATGTGCATATACGGGGAAAATGTGGTTTTTCGAGAGGATAAAAACGCCATTAAAACTGTAGAGGCACTAGAACTTGAAGGGCTGACCGAAGGACTAACGAGAGAGGAAAGCATAGAAAAGCTAACCGGGTATCTTGATGAACTAGACTGGTTGGAAGCAATCATAGTACACATAGAAGCCCCGATAGTAAATATTCCGGTTAATACGGAAAAGATTTACGAATAATAGAATGGAATAAGGTATTTATAAATAGGGCGGATGAAATGAAAAGAGAAAACTGCAGCAGGATTAAAATATTTTAAATAACAATTAGAATATTTACTTGTAATTTAACAAGTAAGAAAGGTGGAGAAATGACACTTGATGATTATGCTTTATTGATTTCTCTATGCATCCTATTATCGGGGTTAGCGCTGTTAAGTTTTTGGTTTTTAATCAATATCAGGAGGTGAGCGTGACTAAAGAACAGCTCAAGAAGTATAGTCGAGAAAAAAGCAGTATTAAACTTCTTACAGATGAACTAGAACAGATGTGCGGAGAAACGGTTCACGACTATGGATACGACTATACGAAAGGTTTCAAACATATCATCCATCTTGAGGGCTTCAATCAGAAACTCTACAATCAGAGACTTGCAAGATTATCTGAGATAAAAAAAAGAGTAGAAAAGACGGAAAAGTGGATTGAGTCCTTGGAGGATGACCGGCTTAGGTTTGTAATCCGCAGCAGGTATTCAGAGGATAGGTCATGGAAATGGATAGCAAAAAAACTTTCAAGTGTTTCAGAAGACTATGTGAGGATAATGATTCATGACAAATACTTTGAAAGAAATAAAAATAATTCGGAAAATTCGGTTTATTCGGAAAGTTCGTTTTACAATAATAATGGACTTGGTGTCGGAATGCATCTTGCCATTTGCCATGTAACATGGAACTCCTTTTGAATCTCGGAGCCGCTTAACGGTGGCTCCCTTTTTGTTACTAAAGGATATTGTTGGAAAGGGGATGAGCCTTAGTGAAAAACAAAGACGATTTAACAGACAAGCAGAAAAAGTTTATTGAAGAATACCTGATTGATATGAACGGCACGAGGGCTTATCGTGCTGCATATCCTACCGTGAAGAATGATGAGACCGCAGGAGCGGCGGCTTGTCGGCTGTTAAAGAATGTTAAAATAAAACAGGCAATCGAGCCGATTCTTGAAAACATGAGTAGCGACCGCATGGCTACAGCTACAGAGGTAATGGAATATCTTACTTCCGTAATGCGTGGCGATTCTACGGCAGAGATAGTTGTAGTCGAGGGGCCTGAAGCAAGGCGATTCAAAAAGGCGCCGGACGAAAAAGAAAGGCTGAGGGCTGCCGAATTACTCGGTAAGCGATTCGGCTTGTTCAAGGATAAGGTTGAGGTATCCGGTCTTGAAGCCGAGCAGTCTAAGCTGGACAGCTTACTAGATCAGTTGGGCGCAGGGGATGATTCATGAGTGGAGAACAGCTCCTCCTATCGGACAAGTACAAGGCCTTCCTGCGGTGCACGGCATCCGTAGAGTTCCTTGAAGGCACGACGAGTGCGGGAAAAACGACCGTAGGCCTATTTAAGTTCATGCTGAAAGTTGCAAGCAGTAAGAAGAAGCTCCACATCATAGCGGCAAAGGATACCGGTACAGCAGAAAAGAACATCATCAACAAGGACTTGGGCATTGTAGACGACTTTGGCGCACTTGTTGAGTACAACGGTAACGGTACCAGCGAAGACAAAATACCGCACATCCTTTTCCATGCAAGCGGAGGAGATAAGACGGTATATGTTTTAGGCTATGGCGATAAAAAGAAGTGGCAGAAAGCTTTAGGAGGACAGTACGGATGTCTTTACATCGATGAGATAAATACGGCGGATATTGATTTTGTCCGAGAGGCGGCAATGCGTTGTGATTACATGATGGGAACCCTGAATCCCGACGATCCTTCGCTTCCTGTCTATTCCGAGTATGTGGACCATGCAAGGCCTCTTCCTGAATGGGAAAGCGAAACGCCGAAAGAAATAAGAGACTGCTTAGTGAAAGAACCGAAGCCCGGCTGGGTGCATTGGTTCTTTTCTTTTTCCCATAATTTGGGGTTGCCTAAAGAAAAGCTTGAGCAGATTCTTAGAAACACGCCAAGAGGCACGAAGATATGGAAAAACAAGATTGAGGGCTTGCGCGGTCGCTCTACAGGCCTTGTATTTTCTAACTTCGATGAGAGGACTCATGTACTTAGCAGACAGGAGATTGCTAAGCTACCGCACAGTATCAATCCTTTTGTGAAGTTTACTGCAGGGCTCGATACTTCCTACTCCTCTCATTCCGAAGACACTATAGCCATGATGTTCTTAGGCATTACTAAGGACAAGCGCTGCGTAGTGCTAAGGGAATGCGTATATAACAACAGAGACAGGCAGGAGCCTTTAGCACCATCGGACACAGCTGTAAAGTTCATAGCTTTCCTGGAATCCTGCAGGAAGGACTACGGCTTTGCGAGAGACGTGTTCATTGATTCAGCAGACCAGGCGACCATTACAGAGCTTAATAAGCTTAAGCGTAACCACGGAAGCCTTTACACCTTTGTAAACAGCTACAAGAAAGTAAGTATCATTGACCGTATTAATCACCAGCTAGGCTGGCTTGCGGAAGGGAAGTATTTAGTATCCGAGGAGTGCATAGAGCATATCAGAGAGTTGAACAGCTATTCTTGGGAAGAAGATAAAGACATTCCTGAGGACGGACACGATCATACGATAAACGCTGCGCAATATGCTTGGATACCGTTTAGAAAGCTGATTGGAGAGATAAACAGTGGGATGGATAAAGAGTATGACAGATAAGTTTAAAAAAGGATTACAGAACTGGCTACAGATTCAGCCTGTAAGCCCCTATCATGTTTCGATTCAAAGCTTCATGGATTTTGAGACTGCTGCCATTCGAAACAAAATATGGTACAGAGCAGACGGAA